CTTTACCGTTACTAAGAGCGGTCTTCAATATACCAAATGCAGCATTAGCAGCCGCTATCTCGACTAACATTAGCCTTCAAGCGATAAGTTATAAGCAGCAATAACTGCGTCAGTATGCAAAGCAACACAGATAGCCTGTACTTCTGCTGACTCGCTGCTGTAGTCCTGTCCTGCGACTACAACGTGCCTGTGATAGCCAGAGGATAGCTCTACGCCGTCCTCCATTACTGCTGTCTTAGTTCTGATTTGAATGTGGCGATACTCACCGACCACTTCAATTTTGTCCTGAGTTACTTCTTTGGTTAAAGCCATTGTGTTGCTCCTGTCTGTGCCTACCGTCCGATAGGCGTATGGTTGTTATGCTGCGAAGTATGTAATGCTAAATCTAAGGTCTGTTGCGCCAGAGTTAATGTTCGATACGGCTAGAAAGGCAGAGACTGCTGTCTGGTTAGAGTTTATTAAACGAACATAAGAGCCGTTGTCTTGGAGTGCAGCGTAAAGTGATAGAGCAGAAGTCATAGTTCCACCGCCTATTACGGGCGCAGTAAACTGAGGCGCTCCGGAGTGACTTGCAGCAGTAAAAGGCAAATCTCTTATGTATATGTCGTTAGTGCCTGTCATCCCAACAGTAGCAATGTTTGTAATGTCAAATAGACACGTTACTAAGCGCCCCACTTTAGTGTAAAACCCTCTTTGGTTGCCGTAGCCTGAAGCCACGTTACCGCCAGTCGCAGCGTCCGCAATTACGGGAGTAAAGGAACCTGCCTCGTAGTCGTCCAGCTTATTAACAGCACCTGTGCCGCCTAAGTAGACACCGCCTGTAGTGGTGATGTCGCCTACAACGGATAAGGCTGTAGCTGGCGAACTAGTACCAATACCCACACGACCTGATGAGGCTATGCGCATGGCTTCAAAAGTTTGGCCTTCGTTGGTTGATGCGGCAGTAGTACCAAAAGCTAAACTATCTGCGTTATCCCAAGTTATTTCTGCAACATCAGCATTAATACCTAGATTTAAAAACTGGTTGGCGTTTGTATTTGTAATTGTTGCATAGGTTGCACCACCTGCCGCGTCTTTAGCAACAACTAAACTATGTCCATAACTACTAGGCGAACTAGTACCAATACCCACGGAGCCTGCGCTTGTTATGCGAACTGCTTCGGAGTTGTTTGGCCTAAAGACTATATCACCAGCAGATAACGTGTCCGTGTGTAGAAACAAATCACCAGAAACCATACCCGCGTAACCTGCACGACCATTGCTGCCTTCAAACTCGATAAGGGCAGTAGCGCCATTAGCTGTGCTGTTGGTGTCGATAAAGTTAAGCCTAGGGTCTGCGCTGCTTAGAGTAAGGAGCTGTGTAGGCGAATCAGTACCAATACCCACGTTGCCGCTTGAACCTTCCACAAAAAGTGCGTGAGTATCGCCGTTGCTTTCAACTCGGAAGTCATAGTCTTCGCTAGACTCGTTAAAGACTGCTTCAGTGGCGGTTAAGTTAAGACCAATTTTTTGTACGCCTCCTCGCATAGTTTGGAACTGTACTTGCCCGTCCACCGCACCCGCTGAAGTAGAGCTTATCTTGCCTGTAATTTGAGCGTAAGCAGTAACATCACCATTAGCATCTTCACCCCGAAAGCGTATCCGGCCGAGATTATCACTAGCAGCAGGGCTTGCAGAGTCTCTAGTCAAGTCAATTAGAGGGCCAACACTTGCGTCAGCGTCTGTAGAAATTAGAGTTATCTGTGCTGCGTTGTCGGCGGTTGTAATAGTCATAGGTGCAGAAGACGTAATGCCGTCTGTAGTGACAACACCCGTAACGTCTATGCCTGTGGCTGTGGTGGCTAGTTTTAATGCAGGATTTGTTCCGTGATACAACTGTACATCGGCGTTGTCATTAACAGCCAGCATAAAATTGGCAAACTCATCGCCTACTTTAAAAGTGCCTCCACCGTTTACTTTTACCTCAATGTTTGCGGTTTCGGATTTGATAACACCTGCGGTTCCGTTATAAAAAATCTGTAGGGCATCACCAGCACCAAACGTAGCCTTTCCGTTGTCAGCAAAGTTAAGACTCTCAGCACTAGCATCCCACGTTAGCTTTGCAGTCGTGCCTGTGTCTTCGTAAAATGACACATCTCCGTTGTTATTAATTCTCATTTTTTCAGAGTTGTCTATAGTGAACTCAATCCTAGAGTTTGCTACAGCGTTTTCAGGGTCAGCTTTAAGGTTTAATATGCCGCCCCTGTTTTCTACAAAAGAACTTCCAGAGCTGTCTTTTATTTCAATGCGGCTAGTAAAATCTGTAGACTGAAAAAGTGCAACAGTGTCCGTTGTGCCAGAATCAACAGTAAGACCATCAGCTACAACACTACCCGTAACGTCTATGCCTGTGGAGGTGGTGGCTAGTTTTAATGCTGCGTTGTAATACAGTTCAACACTGTCGGCGCTTGTTGCCCGTAGCATATTAGCGCCCGCAGCATCCCTTAATCTAAGGTTACTCGCGTCAATAAAAAGGTTACCAAGGCCTGCTTCTTCAATGTAACTATGACCGTCTAGGTTATTATGATAGATGCTTAAATCATCACCAGCACCAAACGTAGCCTTGTCGTTATCACCTAATCCAATACCGCCATTAGCTGTAATTTCGCCAGCAAAGGTTGCAACACCGTTAGATGCAATTCTAAAAGTCTCTGTCCCATCATTCTTTACAACAAAGTCAGAACTAAAACGAGCATTAGTAGGGTCAACGCTAATGATTAAATCTGTTGAGTCCATGCCAACAGTAGCTTCGTCAGCAGTGCCATCTACATCAAATTTGAGGAAGTTACCGCCAGCAGTCTCAGTAATTTTAATGCCGCCGTTGGCTGTGATTTCGCCCGTAAAGGTAGCGCCCGAAAGCTCTGCCTTATCAGTGTTCAGGTTAGTAAAGTTAGCATCAACTTCAGTATTAGTTAGGGGCGAACCTTTGCCCGCCCTAGTTACTATAGTAGCCATCGGAAGCCCCTTCTAATTAAGATGCGGTTAAAGTAATAGTCCAAGTTACAGACATAGTATCGTCTGCGGCTTTGTTTACTACAGCGAAAACTGTACGGCAAAGCATAGTGCCACTAGATGCAGCGTTAAATACGCCAGCTTCTGTAACAGCTCCAGTGCCTTCTCCTGCTTCAAACGATGAAACGTATGTAATCGTATTGCTAGAGGCAGAAGTGCTGTCTAACGCTTCCCTAGAGCCTAGAATCGACACTAGATCGGTCTGGCCTGAAGATGCAGCAGTAGTGCCTGAACCTAGAGCCATATGAGACATCACGCCAGCAGAAGTGCCAGCCATGCGCGAGCAAATAAACTCAAGGCCAGAGCTTACTACCAAGTTGTGTATTTCACGGCTGTCTTTTAAGTTACCGTCTTTGTCTTTCAATACTATCGCAACATCGCCGCGTAGCTTTAATTCTTCGTTAATCATAAATCACCTGCTAAAAAGTTCGGCTTGCGCCAACATAATCTTCTGAGAAATAGTCAAAGGCGCAATAACCCTGACTTCGTAAGGAACCTGTATCATTAGGCCCGATTGTATCACTAACCGCGCTCATACTAGAATAGGAAAAAGAATCCGATAAAGTAGACAAGTCTGATGTAACTTTTGTAAAGGTCATCTCTTGATCGTCTTCAGCAGAAGCTTCACCGTCTAAATCATCCGTTACCCCGGCAAGCTCATCAATGAACTTGTGAAAGCCCATATTCTGATTTTCGCTGGCAAATGAAGTATTTTGCAGTGCCTTGCCAGTTGCGAAAGTATCAATCTGGTCTGATGTTGCGCCAGAATCATTCTGTACTGCGCCAAACCCTAGCGCCGCAGAATCCGCAGTGCTTGAGCTGTCAGATAAGGACTTGCCAACTGATTGCGTTGCAAGATCGGTCATTGCCTGAGAGTCAGATAAAGACTTTCCTACACCTTTTGTCTGTGCATCAGATAAGCCCAAGACCTCAAAAAAGAACCTAAAGATTAAGAAGTTGCCTAAGTTAATCCTAGCTACGGCTTTCTTAAACGCTATTTGTGCATTTGCTTTTTTAAACGCTACCTCTGCAACGGCCTTTTTAAAAGCAACAAGTGCATCAATCATTAGAAATCAGCTCTTAAATAGAACTCTAGGATTGCAAATACCGTTTCTACTGTGCCGCTAGAGTATGTAATTTCTATTTCGCCCTCGTAATACCCTTCAGGAATGTCTAGCTGTGTGCCAGAAAAAGAAAATACAGCAATTCCCACCTGAAAGTTGCCGCCAACATCTGCCGCAGCTAAAGTAAACAGGATTGTAGAAGTTCCTTTTGCTCTAAACTTCAGGGCGCAAGTGCCACCGGAAAAGTCAATAACGCTGCCGTCATCGTCTCTGGTCAATACAGCTTGTATTTGAGGGGCTTGATCACCCTGTACTAATTGGTAGATTCTCATACATTACTCCGGCTTTGTGGGCCATATTATATCATCTAAAGATGTAGCGGCTGCGTAAGTTTCGGGAACGTCTCGCAGTGCTTGCCGGTAAACTGCCCATTCTGTTTTCTTTGTAGTGTTTAGCGGACTGTCTGGGAACTGCGTCCAATCTGACCCTGATATTGCAATGTCCCTAAGTCCTCTAGCTTGCGCCCAAAACCGATTAGATGAAAAAGACCATTTGCTGTCAATCCAATCATGCCAATCATTTAAGCAAGCATCTCTGGTCTTCCATCCTCCATCCCAATACCAAGTCTTTAATACATCTTGATCGTCTGAAGTGTGGGCAATATGCCTAGCAACACAGTCGTTGTAAGTTTCGCCATGAATATACATATCGTCAACAGCAGGGCTAATAGTGTACGCCACTTCGCCGTTAGCTTTTACCATTGCTACTTTTATCATACCAATTTTCCGATCAAGTTTGTTTTAAAACCACCACCAAAAGAGCCGCTTTGGCTTGGTGCGGCATTTGTAACAGGGGTAATCTTTCCAGTTATTGTTTTAGCCGTATAATCAAACTCTTGAAAGAAAGAGTAAATGATTGAATAGCTGGGGTATCCTTGCGGGCTTCTGCCAACATAGTTTTTACCGCTCATCAATGTATATATGCCGGTCATTGATGAAACTGTAAAAGCAGAAGGCGAAAAAGATGTAGAGCTTAAATCATCAAAAGAAACTGCCAAAACTTTAAAGTTAGGATTATTAGAGCTATACGCTTGATCTCCGTTATCCTTATATACTTCAAGTCCATGATCAGGAGAGTTATTTGCAGGCATATCTTCTGACCTTACACCTATAAAATAGTCAATATTAAAGTTATCACTAGCTTGCCAAGGTGTAAAAAATGCAAATCCATCTGAATATACAGCCACTGTTATTTGCCTAAGAGTTGTTTGGGCTGATGGTTTAGCAAAAAGCAAATAATCTGTTGGAGTATTAGACGGAAAAGTAACTTTATTTAAAACCTGCGACCCTGAAGAATTAACGTAGCTTCTGGCAACAGTCCCGCTAGAAAATGAAGAAATATTGTCATAGGTGCCATCAATCTGCGTAAATCCTGAAGCGTTGTTTACAAGTATTCCGTAACTCATATTCTAAAAACCTGCACGTTATATGTGCCAGAATTAAAGCTGTTAGTATTAGTAACAGTAAATTGATTT